ATGAAAGCACCAGTGGCGTATGCTGCGGTGCCAGCGCCACCGTTTGACGAACGGCCCACGTTAATCAGGTCGGTATCCACAGCGCGGCTCAGAGCATAACCAGCGTCGGCAGTGTAGAACTGGCGCATGGAGGCCAGTGCTTGTGCTTCGGTGATGTCCTCAATGAAACGGCTGTATTCAAAGTGGCGGTTGATAGAAACCTGCACTTCGGACTCGGTATCGGCAATCAGGGTGACTGCGGTAGACGCTGCCTTCAGCGAAGCAGAGCCACGGGTCGGGGCCGGGATGTGAATCACATCGCCTTTTTTGCCCTTGAAATTCATCTTCATAACCAGATTCGCCATCACAAGATTTTTCTTGTAGGCGGCGATAATCTCGTCAGACCAAATCTCCGGAATAAAGGTTGCGGCAGTGGTATTGGTTACTTGCGGGGTAGGATAGGCCATTTTAATTCTCCAAAAAAGGGTAAGTTATTTAACCCTGCCCTCTGCGTAGGCGGAGAGGATTTCATCGTTCAGCGCCTCGTATCGTGCAGGGTCGTTCATTTTGAGCCGAATCAGATCTGCTCTGCGGTAGACTCGTTTTCCACTCTCGCCACTTCCACCCGTATCGACTTGTGCGGCTTTCATGCTCTTGGCCCTGGTAGCGTCAGACGCTTTTTCGGACTGTTGAGCCTTTACGCCACGCAATTCCTTATAGGTGGACAGCAATTCATGCGCCGAATCGTAGTCAAATTCACCATCAGCCCGAGCATATAGCCCCAGTCGTATGGGCGAGGATTTCACCCAATCCTGGAACCCTGCTTCATTCACGATCTGACTGAAATCAGGATGCTCTTTCGATAGCTTCTGTTGAATCTGCATCTTTTTGAAGTCTTGGCCAGCTTGCCGGGCCGCGAGAACATCTGGATGCTTGTCGATTGTTGCCTGAACTGCCTTTTGCGGATTCTCAAAAAAGTCTACTTCCGGCTCTGCTTCTGTAGGTTGTTGCTTAGAACTAAGGTTTTGCTTGAGCAGCTCGTCAGCCAATTTGCGGACTTCATCAAATTCCTGGCCCTGCTTCCCAATCCGCTTTTCAGCCTCTTGGTGCATTTTCACAATTTCCTCTAAGCTTTTGTCCTGATATTTCTCAGGAAGCTCGGGTTTTGTGGAAAGGTCGGATTTTTGCTCCTCGGCCTCTAGCTCACTCAGCGCCTCTAGTTCCTTGTCAATCAACATACGTTTTACCTTTTCAGTAGGAGAATAACTCGGCAAATTTGCTTATGAGTTAAATTCTTTATCCCGACTTGCGGGTTTATAAACAACGCTTACGCGTTGGCCTTACGTTCTGCTTTCAGCTTTTCACGGTGAATCCGGTCAAATCTGCCGTGGGCAGAGGGAAAATGACCAGACCACCCTTCCAGGCTAATAGCTGCTGCACTTATGATACGCCGGGATTTCCCGCCACACCAGCAGGGCAAATCCGCGACTTCGTAAGCCACCAGGCTTTCCGTCAGATGTCCGCTTTCGCAGACAAACTCATACATTCTTCTCATTCAATTCCTCGTATGCCTGTTCGCTGACACCTTTAAGGTTTTTCAGCCAGATCAAGATAGACATCTCGCCGCGCCTAAAATGCAAAGTCTTTTCGTCAGCAATCGAGCCAATATTATTGAGGGAATCTATCATATTATCAATGTCAATAGTCAAATCCCGCCAGCCATGACTGCCCATCATCGAAAAGCGTTCTTCGTAGTATTTTTGTAGACTTTCCTCCATTTACTTAGCCCACGGCAGCGGCAGCACGACAACGGTAGGAGAGATCAGCGCGTCGATCTGGGCCTGCACAGCCGCCTCAGTCGCTTCCTTGCCAACGCCGTTGTTCCAGCACCAGCCTAATACCTGATCTTCAGTTAATGATTCGTAAGGGATGAAGTCTTTGCCCTGATAGTTAAAGCTGCTCGAGCCGTAGATAGTGCCGGTGTAAGTCTGCTCACCATCGACCTGCTCGCCATTACAGCGCCATGCTGCGGTCAAAACAACGTCCGCTTCACCGTCCTGTTGAACGGCGCAATCCATCTGTTCGATTAGCCAAGTGGTCATGATTTATCCAGTGCCGTTTTGTAAGCAGCAATAACTTCAGGTGTCCATGCCGTGTCGCAGATTGCCGCAACCTTTTCCGGCACATCAGTCAGGTCTTGGCCGGGGGTCAGGCTGTTGCGGTGGTAGGTCTTGGTCAGTTCTTTTCCGTCTTCCATGATTCGCGTGACTTCGCGGTAAAGGATGGCTCCGTTTTCAGTAACGGTAATCTGGTCGATTGCTGTTTCTTTGGTAAGCATTTTGTTTCTCCTGTGGTCTGACTACACTAATCCGGTGTAGTTAAGTGGTTGTGTAATAAGTGGCAAAGAAGTAAATAACGGATGTTGCAGCTATTGATTCTATTGAGCCAATGGTTAACGCATTTACATACGTTCCCGCAAATGCGGTTGCTGCGTTGTTTCCTGCATAGGCCGGTGTTTGATTGGTGTTGCAAGAAAATGGAAGATTGGAAGTTAAAATATTAAAACCAGTAGCAACTGAAACAGAAGTCGCACCTTGAAGATACCCTTGCACTGTAACAACGCGTCCAATCTTTACGTAGTTTCCAACCGAGCTAAACGCGCCTACTACCGTCAATCCAGACCCTTGATTCGGCGTCCAAGTGCCTTCCTCGTAATCGTCCAGCGTGTTTGCATCGCTTTTGGGAACTTGAGTCGCAGGGAATGTAATGCCGCTTGATACCTGCACATCACCGCCGTTTGCGGTTGCGGATGATTTTCCGACCAGCACATTCCCCGACGAGTCGATGCGCATCCGTTCGGTTGCGGTACTGCCACTTATTACCAAAACAGCGCCTGTCAAAGCCGATGCGGTTATATCACCACCCAAACCAATGTCACGGGAACTGTTTATGTAAAACGGTGTTGATAGAACAGTAGTCGAATTGTATCGAGTCTTAATTGCCAATTCAGAGTAATTGGCATTTATTCCAATAGACGTAATTGTGTTTAAAACATTTGAACCATTGTTTTGATTATCGGAAATTACAATAGAACCAGCGGTTGACGTTGTTCCTGAAGTTATCGCACCAGTGGCGCTTGCTGTTCCGGTGACTGCAAAACCAGTGGTCGTGAAGCGCCCCCGCTCTGTCCCGCCATTAGTTATCCCAACAGTATCCGCAGCCGGGAAGTAAATGCCTGTGTTCGTGTCGCCTGAAGTGGTGATGGAGGGCAGTGCGACGGTTCCTGCTGCGAAGGTGGCGACGCCGGTGACTGCTAGGCTAGCACCTGCCGTAACCAATCCTGCGCTAGATATGGTTATTCCAGCGCCAGAACTACCGTGTTTTATCTCAAACGAGCCATCAGTTCCATATACATTTATCCCAACATAGCCGACTCTAGCCGCGCTTAAAGCGTCCGTTCCGCGATATATGACATTGCCTCTAGCCGATACTCCGGTAGATGTGCCAACCGAAATACCATCCAAACCAAGACTAGCACTAATTGCTGAAAAGGTTGAGAAGCTGGTTGAACTACTAATCGCCCCGGTTACTGCTAGGCCGGTGCTAGAAAATGCGCCTCTCTGCGTTCCCCCCGCAGTTATCCCAACAGTGTCAGCAGCAGGAAAGTAAACACCAGTATTCACATCACCAGTGGTCGTAATAGAAGGTAGCGAAACACTTCCAGCCGCAAAGGTGGCAACACCCGTCGCTCTCAGCGTAGTAAACGTCCCCGCAGCAGGTGTCGTGCCGCCAATAACAGTGCCATCAATCGTGCCACCAGTAATAGCCGCAATCGCGGTATTCGTGGACATGGTGGAGATGACCTGAATCTTGTCAGCCAAGTCTTGCGACACCACCTCGCCCACGTTGATAACACGGCCATTCGACAAAGAAATAATCAAAGAGCCATCAAAGTCGATGTTTGCATCCATGACCGATACGCCATCAACACCGTCCAGACCATCGCGGCCTGGCAAGCCATCTGCACCCTTGGCGCCAGCCAGCCCATCA